CTAAGATTAAAATCAAATACCGAAAACTCGGTAAAGAGAGGGCATGGGGTATAGCTCACTCTGATGGGTTAATCGAAATTGATCCATCGGTCAAATCTAAAAAGCATTTAGAGATAGTAATACATGAGGTGTTGCACATCTTATTTCCTAAAGCATCAGAAACAGAAATTGTAAATAAATCAATAACTTTAACTAAAATATTGTGGGCAGAACATTACCGAAGGGTTGAGCCTGAAGTAATTCAGCCTTTACAGGATGGCAGCAAATGAAAAAGCATACACAGATATACATGAAATTTTTTGGATATGGGATCGAGGATTTTATTGGATGTGAAGTATGCGGTAATAAAGCTGTTGACATTCATCATATTGATAGCAGGGGTATGGGTGGCACACAAGATAAAGACACGATCCAAAACTTAATGGCGGTATGTCGGATGTGCCATGAAAGATATGGAGATAAAAAAGAATACATTGAACTATTAAAGCAAACACATGACAGATTTATCGAAATTTACGGAAAGGCTTACTGATAAAGACTTTTTAAAAGTAGAGTTGGACAATGGCATCAGCCTTGACAATCCTCAGTTTATGGATTTGGCTAAAAATACTGTAGCTCAGGTTCAGGGTTATGGGCAGAAAATCATTGATTACGGATGTGGAGTTGGTGCATATGCAAAGGCTGCAATGGAATTAGGGTTTCAGGTAGAGGCTATTGAGAAATTCAAGGCTCACAGGGATTATTTAAAACAAAGAATTCCAGAGCTAAAGATCATCAACAAATTAAAGAATGTTGACATCATGCTATTTATCGAAGTAGCGGAGCATATGACAGATAATGAGCTTTTTGCTCTATTTGAACAGGCTACTCCTATTTGGATATTATTCAGCAGCACTCCTCATAAAACTGCTAATGATGAGCAATGGGGGCATATAAACGTAAAAGAGCAGCATGAATGGGATGATATGTTTTTAAAGATTGGTTACAGGAAACATAAGAATTTAACCCTCCCAACAGAATGGAGTAAAATATATCAGTTAATATGAAAAAAGGTGCAGATAAAATAAAGGTTAGTTTCGGCAAGAGAAAGAAAGGTAAGGCTCAAAAATCATTTAATAAACATGACAGAAAAGAAAGAGGGTACAGGGGACAAGGTAGGTAGGCCAACAAAGTACAAAGAGGAATATTGCCAGATGCTCATAGACCATATGAGTGAGGGATATTCTTTTGATTCTTTTGCAGGGATTGTGGAGGTAAATATTGATACTTTGTATGAGTGGGCGAAGGTTCAGAAAAAATTTTCCGATGCCAAACATATAGGAACAGCAAAATCAATGGCTTGGTGGGAGAGAATTGGGCGAATGGGCATGATTAATGAGATACCATTTTTCAATGATAGAATCTGGAGGCTCAACATGATCAACAGATTTAGAGCTCAATGGTCAGATGGGACTAAGAACGAAAACAACGATAAAGTAAAAACTGAAATAGTTGTCAGATACGGAAATAAAACAGATAGACCTTTGGCTGCCGATAGCTCATCAGACTCAGGAGAAGGTACTGAATTGTAATGCAAGGTTCATAGTCCTGATGTGCGGAAGGCGGTGGGGAAAGAGTGTAATCAGTCAATCCCTTGCTATTGACAATGCCCTAAATGGCAAACTTGTTGCATACATTACTCCTACCTATCAGTTAGCAAAAATATTCTATGAGGAGATAGGTAGCAGATTGGATGCTGAATATGTAACAGGAAACAAATCTGATCTGGTATTTAATTTTTTCTCTGGGGGATCAATCAGGTTTTTTACAGGTGAAAGGTTAGATAATCTCAGGGGACAGAAATTCCATCTGGCTATCATAGATGAGGCATCTTATATTACCAACCTTGAGAATGGGTGGCTCAATGCTATCAGACCAACACTAACAGACTTTAGAGGGAAGGCTATCTTTCTGTCAACTCCTAAAGGGCAGAATTATTTCTACTCCCTGTACATGAAATCAGGAGAGCAGGGTTGGCAGAGTTTTAAGTTTACAACATACGATAATCCCCACATTGCTCCTGAGGAGATAGATGATGCCAGAACTCAACTGCCTATAGCGGTATTCGAGCAGGAGTACATGGCTAACCCTATGGAAAATGCCTCCAATCCATTTGGCAGTCAGTTTATAAAAATGTGCACTAAACCTCAGAGCCTCTCAGAACCCCTTTATTTTGGCATAGATGTCGCTAAATCGGTGGATTGGACTGTTATCATAGGATTGGATCAAAACGGAAATGTGAGCTATTTAAAGCGGTTTCAGAAGGATTGGGGTAGCACTAAACAGGAAATCCTAAACCTGCCCAGAAAACCGATAGTCATAGACAGCACAGGTGTGGGCGATCCTATTTATGAGGATTTGCTTAGGCAAGGTATTCAGATTCAAGGACTTAAGTTCACATCGCAATCTAAACAGCAGTTAATGATGGGGTTGCAGACAGCAATCCAGACAGGAAAAATAGGATTCCCTCAGGGGGTAATCACAGAGGAGTTAGAAGTGTTTGAGTATCAATATACTCCAACAGGGGTTAAATACTCAGCTCCCTCTGGTTTCCATGATGATGCAGTTATGGCTCTGGCTCTGGCTTACCATAACATGACCATGAAGGCAGGATCAGGAAAATATAGTTTTCTTTAAAAAAAAGTTTAAAAAATATTTGGTGGAATTAAAATAAAGTATATCTTTGATATACAAAACAACCACATTATGAAAGAAATTAATCAGTTAGAACACAAAATTGGAATGTATGTTTCCAGAGCAGGTTATTCAGATGTTAACATTATCGGAAAGATTGTCGGAGTAAAAGGCAAAAGAACTTTCCTTGTAAAACCAATGAGTGCTGAAAAGCAGATTGCAAAACTTGATTTTATTGTTGGCGGTTTCGCAGGACATTGTGTTAATCAACATGAACAACAATGGTTATTCAAGGAATCTGATGAAATTATTGAGGTTAAAAATCTCAAGAACTCAAGACTTGTTTATTCTCAGAAACCATATCACTATTACGATTACAACTTTTAAAATCAGGGGGAGCAATCCCCCTTTAAAACCACATTATGAATCAGTTTGAAGAAATACAATTGCCAATCATATCAGAAACTGATAAGGCTATCTGTTTTGATACTTATGCAGGTCATTTAGATCATGTTAAAAAGGTTTGGATTCCTAAATCACAGATGATCATTAAAGATACAATTTGCGGTGATGGAACTTTGATCAAACAGTATTTTGTAAAAAATTGGTTACTATCAAAACTTAAATAACGATTATGAAAAAGGAAACATTAAACTTAATTTTAGCATTGATCATCGGATCAATCATTATTGGATTACTTCAAGATAATTACTGTTTATAACTATGGCACAACAAACTTATGGAGAATGGATGTTAAGTAATCCAGAAGCTCCCAAAGATGACTACAAAATGAAGTCAACTGAAAACGTGACGAATAATCACACTTTGACAGCAGTAGAATGGTTCTTTGAGAATATAGATAATGAAATTTTAAAATCTGAATATTATTATATGTATCAAAGAGCCAAACAAATGGAGAAGGAGCAGATAATGAGGGCTTATGACAAAGTATCAATGAGTACACCTGAACAATACTACAACCAAACATACGAAAAATGATTACGAACTTTGAAAACGAAACCTGCCCTTTATCGGATGATGAGAAACATTTCATCCCTTTGATCATTCAGGGACTATCAACTAAGACAAAAGAGAATCCTATTAAATCGGATGACATCTGCGAGAAGTTAAATGCCAAGTATAATTATGGCTGCAAGATGACAGGGGCAAGGCTGAGAAAGATTACTAATTTTATCAGGAGCGAAGGCATCCTGCCTGTGATTGCTACATCCAATGGCTACTACTGCAGCTACGATAAAAGAGAAATTGAGAGCCAGATCAAGAGCCTGTATGAAAGAGCAGAGGCAATAACCAAAAGTGCAGATGGATTAAAAAAGTTTTTACATTAAATATTTATCACTATCTTTAATTTATAAAACAACTATTATGGTACTTGAACTCGAAAAAAGAACAGACATTTTTGGCAAGGTAGAATTTTTAGTATGGCTCAAAGATGCTCCAACATTTAATTTTAAATGCATGGCAGGAGTGGACACAGAGGAACAGGCAGAGCAGGAGATTGCAACCATTCTGGATAAACTGCATGAGCCTAAATCAGAAATTATCAAACAAATACAAATATGATCGGTGAACTATTGAAAGCAGAAAGACAGAAACTAAACCTAACCCAGAAACAACTCGCTGAGAAATCAGGCATCAGTTTTGTTTCTATAAGTAGATTTGAAAATGGCACAAATCCCAGATTATCAATCATTACGAAAATATTTGATGCAATGGGCAAGACCTTACAAATTGAGGTCAAAGATAAAACTATTGATGTATTGGATATGGTTTCCAATTAGTTGCATCCTATGTTTTCCAATTGTAGCATTAGCAATTTACACTTTGATTGAGCAGAGATGGAGTGGAAAGATTTAAACGTATTCCAATATCAGCAGCTTGAACCTATCCTGACAGGTGGGGATATTATCGGTAATGCTACCAAGATAATAGCTATCATCAACAATGATACTGAGGCTGCTGTTGAGAGATATGCTCCTGAAAGACTGAGCAAGGAAATAAAGAAAATGAATTTTCTGCTGACTGAGATCAAAGGCTATCCTGTGAAATATATCAGGACTGCTAAAAATAAATACATCTGCAATTACGATATTAGCCAGATCAACACAGCCAGATACATAGAAACCAAAGTATTTGCAAAGGATGTGATCCAGAACCTGCATAAATTAGCAGCCTCAATGGTTCATCCTACTAAATATTTTGGACTTGTTAAAGATATGTTTAATGCAGCCAAGCACTCAGACTATGCAGATGACATTCAGAGTGCTAAATTTTTGGATGTTTATTATAGTGTCAGTAAATTTATCAAGGTTATAAGTGAATTAGATTCCAATTTTAAGGGACTTTATGAGGAGGTTGATGAGCAGATGGAGGAGCAGAGTGTGCGAGGAGGGAGTAGATTTGTGGAGTTTTATGGTTGGCACTATTGCGTAAAAATAGTGGCAGAGCATGAAATGATACCTTTAGACCAAGCCTATGAGCTACCATGTATGCAGTTCCTAAATGATCTGTCATATCTGAAAGCAGAAAGGGACTATTTAAAAAGATAATGGAGATTGAAATTTTATATCATACTGACACTACCAGAATGCTCAAAGATTTAGACATGGAGTTTAATTGGGAGGATTTAGATAGGAGGATGGCTTATTTTAATACTGTGGATGTAATAATCCCATATGAAAGAGATGGGGTTGAATACACAGAAATTCATGTTGGGCATGGGACATATATCAGTCCATTGCCATACCATTTACTTAAAGAGATTTTATTGCAGCATTTGTTTTAAGACTTTTTTCATAGCGGTTGTTTTGATCCCCTTGCATTTCTATGCAGGGGTTTTTTCTGAGATAATATCCTCAATTTGCCTCATTTATAAGTATGAGGAAAGAACAGGCTGCCTTCATAGCTGATAGATTTCTGGATAGATTTAAAGATGGCTACGATATTGTAGATGAAAATAATTTGCCTGTACTTCAGCAGTATCTAAATGCAGCAGGTAAGCAGTTTCAACTTCTAATAAAGGCTAATCTGGATGCTGATGGATCAATTTCCACAGGTGCTCTTTATGATATTCCTTTTAAACTTGCCTATGGGGATTCAGGGCAGACTACTTTGGAGGTAGGTTATGCAGAGGGTAGCAAACAGATTAAATACTATGATTTTGTGAATCAGGGTGTTAAGGGTGTAGGAGGCAAAAATGCAAAGCCTAAACCAAACACAGGCAAATATAAATTCAAAAATAAGAGGGCAGGTTACTTCATGGCTAACAGGATAATCAAATGGTTAGCCAATGCTAAATTTAGTACAAAGGTTGAATCAACAACATTGAGTGCATCTACCAAGAAA